AGAATAACTATTATTCTACAACATCAAAATATTACAACACCTACCACAAATATAAGTTCTCAGAATTCAAAGAGATTGAAATACCGGATCAACAATATAATGAAACAGAAATCAATCTTGAATGGGTCAACAAACAATTACAAGATATTAAAAAGGACCAATGGTACTACGGACGGTTGTTTGAATTATATTTACAAGTAGGATGTTCGATCACAAAGTTATCACAACAAACAACGATCCCAATAATCACCAATAGAACCAAACTATACATTGGAAGAGTTGGATAAATTAGATTCATACCTGAACATCAACACAAGAGATGAACATCAAAAACAATTTGTGTATGATTTCATTTATAAAATCTATCAACAAGTAACCCCTGATTATTGTAATACAATTTGTCTCAATTCAATGAGAAGTAGATCACAAGATCTAAGACAGAAGTATCTTATGTATCAGGAATATCTTAAAACAAAAACTGATTAAATACAGAATATCATGGGAAGAAAAGACATACACAAAGATGGTAAACCTTTTGTAAAAGGTGATCCAAGAATTAACCGTAAAGGTGCCCCGAAAAAACTACCAAAACTGGATGAAATACTTGGTAATGTTTTAGGGAAAGAAAACGATCAAGGTATCACAGAAGTGGAATTAATAATCGACGCGTTGAAGAAGAAGGCGAAGACAGGAGATGTAAAATCTGCACAACTCCTTATGGATCGTGGATATGGAAAAGTTAAAGAACAAATCGATATCACAACCAACGAAGAATCATTAAATAAACCCTCAATACAAATTGAAATCATAACAACAAACAAGGATGGGAAAAAGTAAGAAACGTGGTGGGGAAAAGGCACACCGTAAAAGAGTTGAGAGTAGAAACCAAATGTTAAAAGGTATGTGGGAGAAACTTCAAAAGAAGGCGTGGGAGAAGTTCGAAGAATCCAAAAAACAGAAAGATGCAAACAAAGATACAGACGACCAAAGTATTTCAGGATTTAATATCACAGAACAAAAGGGTTAATGTATTCCAAGGCTCTTCGAGGGCGTCCAAGACTTACAACATCTTAATCTACTTCGTTTACATCTTATTACAAGAAGAGAACAAAGTATTATCTGTTGTAAGAAAAACATTACCCGCACTCAAAGGGAGTGTTCTCCGCGATCTAAAAGAAATCTTAATTAAGTTCGGAGTATATGATCCCGACAACTGGCATTCCGTTGATGGTTATTATCAACTCGGGACCAACATCATCGAATGGTTTAGTGTAGATGATGAAACAAAACTACGTGGAAGAAAGAGAGATTATCTATTTCTAAACGAGGCAACGGAAGTTACCTACGATGAATACATCCAACTTGCGTTAAGAACATCAGATCGTATTGTAATCGATTTAAACCCCTCATTATGGAATTCATGGATCTATGACCTCGAAGGTCAAGATGATGTCTTCTATACGATCGTAACGTATCAGGACAACCCATTCTTATCACAATCATTAGTAGATGAAATCGAGAAACTTAAAACAAGAGATGCGAACCTGTGGCGTGTATTTGGTGAAGGTCAGAAAGGTGTTCCAACACGTGTTGTTTTCACTCATCAACAAATATATTCTCAACTACCACAATCCTGTAAATTATTGGCTTATGGAATTGACTGGGGTTATAACGATCCTTCCACCCTTGTAAGAGTATACAAAGACAATGACTCAATCTATTGTGAGGAATTATTATACCTGAGGAATGTCACCATCCCTGATTTCATTTATAAGATCAAAGACTTGGGATTAAATCTAACAGACGATTTCATTGCAGATTCCGCCAACCCACAGGCCATAACAGAACTATCACGTAATGGAATAAATTGTAAGGCAGTTAAGAAGGATACGATCTTGTCAGGAATAGATCAGATCAAGAGATCCAATTTCTTTGTTCATATTGATTCACAAAACCTTATGAATGAATTAAACTCTTATGTATGGAAATCAGACAAGAACGGTAATAACCTTGATGAACCTGAGGACCGCAACAATCACTTGATCGACGCAATACGTTATGTGTTACAGATGAAGATGATGAGAAACACAGGAGTGTTCGTCTATTAAAATGAGACAATAAAATAAAAGATATTTATGAGTATGACAAGTCACATAGTCCACAAGGGAAAGAAATATGAGATTAAGGAACCAACAATTCAGAGTTGGTCCGAGTTAATGAAATTCAAAGATCTTATTGATGACAATGAGATGTATGTTAAAATGATTTCTCATGTTACAGACATCCCTGAGGATGAAATAAAGAAGACCGACGCAAAGACAATCAATCAAATTGGTTATCAAATCAACAAGTATATTAATCGTGAGGTTAAAGAACTCTATCGTAACATTGAACACAAGGGAATTAAATATGTCCTAACAGACTTCAAGAAAATATCCTTTGGTCAGTTCGTTGATATTGATACCTTTTTACAGAAGGATGACAGTTATAGATTGAATAACTTGAATGAACTTGCGTCTTATCTTTATATCGAAGAAGGTACAAACTATTCTGATTCTGATTTCACAAAACGTATTGATCAATTCCGTGATCTCCCAATTAAATATGTGGAGGGGTCACTTTTTTTTTTGTGGAATTTAGGAAGGGGATTACAAGAAGTTTCAAGTCTCTATTCGAAGAGCAAGTTGATGTTTCAGATAATGAGACTCAGAATAGTTTTGGGAAACATTGGGGATGGTATCAATCGATCTCTGTTCTATCAGAAGACCGTGTCACAGAAATTGATAGGGTTACTTCTCTTCCCCTTATATCTTGTCTTAATCATCTTAGTTACCTTATGGATCTCAATAAGGAGAAAGAAAGAATAATGAAACAACAAAAGTAATGAGTTTAATAACATCAGGTTTAACTATACAGGTTGATTTTACAAATCAATCATCCCTTATTATTGGTGGAGGTACGGGTGTTGCGGTTCTTAAAGCGACGAACCTTGTCAATCCATCATTATTCTTTTCTGGTGTAACAGGAGGTCTATCACAATACGATTATACAGGATTCCAAAATCCAACAACATTACAATTCTCAGGGGTTAATAGATCAGATGTTGGAACATCAGTTGGAACAGGATATACATTTGGTCTTACAAACAAATTAGGAGATTATGGATCATACCAAGATTATACAACTTGGTTCATGTTTAAAATTACACAAGACAATGGTCCAAAATTATTATTCAATTCGGATGGTTCGTCAGGTGTTTACAACAACTATTTGGGTGAGTATCAAATACCTGATAGATTCTTTCAAATCAGAACTGAGACAACTACGGGTGGAAGTTATAATGGTCTTTCAGTTTTGACCTATAATACTGATTCATCAATCAATCTTTCTTCTATCCAACCATTAGATGTGAATCAATGGATCGTAGGATCATCAAGAGTTTATCAAATTGGAACAAGTGCGTTCACTGAATTATGGATCAGTGGAACAATGGTTAGTCAGTCAGTAAATGTTAAAAATTTAATTACAACAAGTGATCCAATCTTTTGGTTAATGGGATTGGATTTGGGTATCAGTATGACTGAAATGATGTTCTATGATCGTAAGTTATCTGACACAGAAATGTCTGACAACTACAATTACTTCTTGGAAAAGTATTTTGGTGTTATACCTGTCACTCCAACTCCCACACCGACAACTACACAAACACCAACAGTAACTCCAACAATACAGACAACACAAACAAACACCCCCACAACAACATCCACACCAACGGTGACACCGACATTCACATCCACACCATCCAACACACCATCCAACACACCAACCCCGAGTATTACTCCATCGGTTAGTGTAAGTTCAGTTCCTGAATCATCAATCAACTTCAAAACCTTTGCACAGGATTTTGAGAAACTTGCCAATCTACACAAACAACTTAACAGTTATGGTTTGGGGAATAGTGATCAGTTATCTTATTGGACTCAATCAAGAGACAAAGAAGAGAACACACAATTCCAATCACCATACTATCCATTGTTGTATATCGTCCCTTCCAATTGTATAAATGATTTACAATACAAGACATGGGAATTCAATACCATCGTCGCAGATATTCTAATGAGGGATCTTGTCGATCAAATAGAAGTTACCTCAGACACATTACAGATATTACAGGATGTGATTTCACAGTTCAGATTATCTGTTAACGCCAATCAAGGGAATTACTACAACAAGTATTGGGTCGATGATTCTGTTGTATGTATACCATTTCTTGAAAAAGAACAGGATCTATTAAATGGATGGAACGGAATCATCAAAGTAAAAACGATGACACCGTTGAATCGTTGTTCTGCAGCCTATCTTCCATTCACAGGAACACCAATAAATCATAAGGGAATAAACTTCAAAACATTCTACGAGGACTTTGAGTTATTATCAAAGTATCACAAACAGATCAATAGTTTTGGTATGGGTACGTTGGATGATTTGGGTTATTCAACATTCCTTAGAGACAAAGAAGACAACAATCAATTTCAATCCCCTTATTATCCATTGTTATATGTGATCCCAAATGAGGTGACACAAGATTTTGAATACATGAATTATTCATTCGATGTGATCGTATTGGATATCATAGAAAGGGATCTATCAAATCAAACAGATGTATTATCAGACACCAATCAAATATTGGATGATATCATTTCTCAATTTAGATTATCAGTAACGGATTCATTGGGTAACTTTAATCAGAAGTATTATTTGGATACACCAGTTGTGTGTATGCCATTCTTGGAAAAGTATGAGGATCTAACAGGTGGTTGGACCGCAAAGTTAAACATCAAAGTAATGACACCTCTTGATCGTTGTGATGCGGCGTTTGATTCATTCATTACACCAACACCAACGGTTACTCCAACGAATACTCCAACGGTTACAAATACACCATCAGTTACTCAAACAAATACACCGACAAATACTGAAACACCAACTCAAACACCAACACCTACTAATACTGAGACTCCGACTAACACACCAACACCAAGTGTTACTCAGACAATGACACCAACCAATACAAACACTCCAACTCCAAGTGTTACTAACACGATGACACCATCAGTAACACCAACGAATACAAACACTCCAACTACGACAACTACAAACAC